TTTTGTATAGCATAATAGTAGATCATCAATTGTGGGTCTTTGTGTAGTTTTTCTAATGTCTTCTCCTCTCCAGTAGCCCAATCAAGTCTTCTGCCGGTCTTCCAGTCTATAACCTCTAAAGTATTCTCGTTTACTTGGGTAATCAGGTCTATAGTTCCTTTGATAGCCAAGTTACCCGACATTTTTTCTGGATGGCTATAGTTGTATTTAGCCCAATCTTTTTTTATCTCTATATCAAAGTGCTGCTCTGGACAAACAATTTGGCGATTTCTAGGATCAAACATACCATTATTCGCTTCGAGTGCTTTATATACCCATCTACGGCATTCTCTGTAGTCCTTATCGTCCCAGGTATGATGACGAAATGCAGAAGTATAATACTTGTAAACCTTTACAATAATATGGTCTAAATCATAGTCAGTAATATCTACTGAGCCAATAATATCATCTTCAAAAAATCGATTATTCTTTTGTTTGTTGAGTTTGATAAACGCCAAGATTTCATATACTTTATGACATATTGTACCCTTGTCGGCTTTTTTATTCGATGGAGATCTATGTCCGAGATTGTATTCTATGAAGTATTGCATAGGACACATATTATGGGTGCCATATGAGCTACTTCTAATATATGTTACTATAATTGCAATACCCTTTTAACTTTGAGGAAACTATATATGAGTTCATTTTTTTCTCCAATGTCTAGATCTGTATTGTCTATCAAAAAATCAAAATTTGATTGGTCGTATCTGTTTTCGTCTAATGCTGTCTCGCTTTCGTGCGTGGAGTTGTAGAGGTTTCTGTTAAGTTTAATTACTAGACCGCCAGCATTTTTAACAGCTTGAACCTCATTAGGAAAACGGCAATCTGCTATTACCGCCAAGGGCAGATTTTCATCTTGTATTTTTCTAATCGTTGCATCGGCCCAAACGTTGTGCTGCATTTTTCTGAATATATTGGTCCCAACATATTGCATAACTTCTCTAGCGGTCATAGCTTTACCACTATCTGGCCAAAGACAATCAACATATTCATTTTTGCTCTCGTCCGAGCCATAACATTGTTCATAAGTTAAACCTAGTATATCAATGCACATTTTCTTTAAAGGATCAGCGAAGTTATATATGCAAGAGGTTTGTTGCAATGTTTGAGTGAACACATTTGCAGTAAATTCACACGCACTTGTTTTACCGGACTGTTTTCTACCAGCAAAAGCTATAATCTGTGTCATATAATCCTCTCAATATATTGTTTAATCTCTGTGTTGATTTCTTCTATAGACATTTCCCCAACATCTTGTTTAGAAATAGTTGGATAAAATATTCTATATGTATTCTGACATTTTGCAATAATTTGATCAGCAGCCTTTTTTCCTGCTTCGTCATTGTCTGTCAGTATTATTATAGACATCGCACCAGAAGAATCTAGTATAATTTTTTGTCTATCGCTTAGATTGCATCCAAACATAGCCACGCTATTATGTATGCCCGCTTCTTCAAGTCTCCATACATTTCCTGGACTTTCTACTAAAATAGCATATCCTGTTTTTTTGATAAAAGGATGAGCATACCACATATTGTACAAACAATTTTGGCTTTTGAAATTAGCACTGTGTTTCCATTTAGAATATAGATATTTTTGATGATCGGGCGGACAGGTTGCTGATGCCATATGGAAACATTTGCAGTTGTCACATTTTTCAAATATGCTTCTACCTGTACAGCCTATCATGTAATGATGGTCCATGTCATATATAGGCGCAACAACACGATTAGACATTTCTTTGCCTGGTTTATCACACAAACCAATGTCATATTTATTCAGAATGTTAGGACTAAAACCTCTATCCAGATAGTATTGAGCAGGTATGGATAGGTTATTGCGCACAATACTTCTTACAGGTAAATTTTTACTATGGTGCGAGTCCTTGTGTTTGATGTGTCCAATAGCATTAGAAAACTGCTGCTTGTTTCTGCTCAATCTTGAAACTTTAATATCGTTGAGATTTTTCTTTAAAAACACCGTAACAAAATTGATTGTTTCTTTAAAAGTACATGTCTCATCTCCATTTTTTTTCCAATCATATTTATTACTAGATATAATACCTCTAATAAAGCCTATGATTGAACCTTTGAAGATTTTTTCGCAGTTATGAGTTCTGCATTTCCAATTGCCTCTATAAGAGTCACCCTGTACATAGAGATTAATCGCCCCTTCGTTATCTCCACCATGAATAGGACAAGCCATAGATATCATTTTGCCGTTAGACTTGTATTCCAAACCAAAATGGTCGAGAAGATCCTCTATGTTGTCACATAAATCATCGCACAAAACTTTTAGTTTTGCCTGATCATTCAAAGGGGATTTCTGTGTTTTTTTCATTGTTATCATCTATTATAAACCCATCTGTATTAGAGGACAAATTATTTACCAATTCTAACCTTGTCTTGCCTTCTGTAATTTTGGCACACCAACCTTTCATGTGGCAATTGATGTAATCGTTATCGTCTAAGCCGCCACCATGACGACTAATTAATGGTACTAATTTTCTATTCCCATTATCTGGACCATCTTCTGTAATTTCTTCTGTTGTTTTTCTTTTAAAGATACTGAAATTGCTGCATAGCCAAATAATTCTATCAGAACCGCTCGCTGTATCTGTGCTTTCCTTAGTAATACCATCTCGGTTTAATTGTATAAATGCTACAATGGGTACTTTATATTTTGTGGCAAAATTATGTAACTGAGTCATCATAAATCCTAAAATCTGATATTCTTTCAGGTCTTGGCTCATACCTTGCGTATCCATCAGTTTTAGATAGTCATAAAAGATTACACAGTCTTTAGCTGTACCGTCTGGATTTAGGCCCACTTCCTTCACCAGCCATCTTCGCATAATCGATACCTGATCCTCAAAAGATTTTCCGGCTATAGATTTGTAATATAGTGGTGTTTGTTTTAATGACTGGACAGCTTCCGTAATCTTATGATTTTTACTAGGTGTTTGGTGGAATTTACCAGTTTCTATAGAGTTGATTTCTATTTCAGTCATCATGGCCAATACGCGATTGATATGGTCTTCTTTGGTCATTTCTGTGTCCATATTCAATACTGGAATATTCAATTTATTTGCTATATAGAAGCCCATATTATCGGAAAGTAAGGTTTTACCAGTTTTAGGTCTGGCAGCTATCACATTGACTGTGCTTTTTCTTAAACCTCCACCAATAGCCTGATCATACGCCGGGAAGCCTGTTGGTATACCGACCTGATCTATGGGATTATTGATAAGGTGGTCTATATATGTATCTAAATCAGCACCAATACACACAGGATTATTATCGGTATCATTTAACAGGCTAGAGAAATCAAAGATGGCATCTTCTGCTATGCCTAATATACTGCCTATACTTTCTGAGCCATTAATTTCTAATAACTTATCTTGAGCCCCATCTAGTTGTTTTCTTAGTAGTCTAGCTATTTCTAGCTTACGAATTTTTGCAGCAAATTTTCTAATATTATCTAGATTGACAGGAAAATCTAATATGGCCCTAAGGTGTTGCACCTCGTCTTTTTTAGATAGGATATGTGACAAACCTAGTTCTTCTGCTGTGGAAAATATAATAGCCACATCTATAGAGCCACTATGATCTTGTTCGAAGATTCTTTGTAGACATTTATATATGATTTTGTTACTGTCTATAGTGAAGGTAGATTCCTGTATTATATCTGCTACTTCTAGGTATGCAGTATCTCCGTAAGAACAAATGCCAGCCAGAACTGCTCTTTCAGCAGATGTGTCGCATAGTATCATCCTGCACTCCTAGAACAGCTATTACATTTGTATCTATCGGGCGTATCAACTAATAGAGATGGGTTTATGGATTCTGTTTTGCCACAAACTCTGCACTTAACAGTTAACGGTTTAAAATTTCTTGTCCTGGGCGTTGGATCAAACTGTTTTAATTTTTGATCAATTACACAATCGTCTTTGTGAAGTTTAGATTCCATCATAGCATCAAATTTATTAACGAATTGACCTTGATTAATTTTTCTAGATGGTGCAGTTTTTATAGTATTTTCTTGGGATTGCACGGATTCTTCTGTGTTTACTGTGGGTGGATTTTCTGATGGCAACATACCCTGGAGCATAGTGATCATTGCTTTTATTTGATCTGGAGATAAATTATCCATGTCTCATTCCTTTGGCTTTTTGTACTGAAATTAATATATCCGATAGATTTTTTATAGAACTAGCTAAATATGTTAGTCTGTCTGATCTTTGCTGTGCATATTTTTTTATCTTGTTAAGCATACTTGCTTTGTCATTATGCTTAATAGCTTGATTAGATTTTTCTACATATCCATAACCCTTATAGTTATTGATTTCATCAGCTATGACTTCTTTAATCGTTCCTTCTGCCCAGTTGATTCTGGCATTTTCTCTATTAATTGTTCTTTGTAGATGAAATGCGAATTGGCCAAGTCTGTATGCAATTTGTCCACAGTCATCTACTGTCATTTTTTCTAA